TCGAAGTTTTCGTTGATTTTGTTGGCCATCCTGTCGATGCTCGGGATAGGAGGCAGATCGGATTTGGTGATTTTCTTAACCATAGCAATAAAGTTTAATTAGTGTGAGAGCCAATATATCTGGGCAAAATGTACTGAATGTTTCTTGAGATTACGTGCAATTTGCTTCTGAGAAAAGATTCTGAGATGTTGGGATCTTTTCTCAGTTCGCAAACAATAGAGCCGACCCAGTCGTGCTGGTTGTCGCTCATACGGTATATCCCTAATATGGAGCTGCCGTGAGAGGAAAAGAGCGAACGGGCATACATATCGTCCATTTGCGTCTCGATGTCGGATATGTGGATGTACAGATTCCGGTTCAGGTCCGCACAGAATTTAGGCATGTCCGACATGCTTATGTCATGGATATATTGTTTCATCCCGTCGATGCCTTTACGCTTCACCTCGAAGTAGATCGAAACGTAAGCCTCGTTACCCAGCGGGTGAGGCTGGATAATATATACCCTGTCGGCATCCAGCGTGTACAGTATGTCCCACAGTTCGCCGAACACGATTGCCGAATTGTCTACCCGACGCAGGGAAGTTTCCGACATATCCTGCTTTATTTGGGATATCTTTAGGTCGGTCATCTTGTCCCGTCGGTACTGGTTGTATTTGAACCATGCGGTTATGATGGTGCCGATGGCCGCTATGATCGCTGCGATGTATTCCATTGTGCTGATTGTTATACCACTTTGCCGTAGGTTATCTCTACCCAATAATCGACTTGTTCCCGAACTGATGCCGAACCGCCTGTGAAATTGGCCATAACTTGGTATATCGATGACGGATTGACATAGGTAAAAAATGTATAGTTATTATTACTTTGGCTGTTAACGGGCACGATAGCCAAAGTCGCTTTGGTGGAATAGTTCGTGAACTTAGCGTACCCGCGAAAAGCGATAGGCGCATATTGGGAGTACGTTCCCGGGAATTGAGTCGAGGCATAGTTGTCCAGTACAACAGTCGCAGGCCCGAATTTATTGGTATACGATCTTTTGACGAGCTTCTTGACAACGGGCGCATCGTTGAAATGTGTCGCGTCTAATTGTTGTTCAAAATAGACGTTCTGTCCGAAATCGCTGTTTTCCGCAAAGCAACTCCACGGGGAGAATGTGGATGCTGAAGCTGTATTGGAAGTACGATAGAAAGAAGGGCCGGCATATGATGTCGAGTAGGAAATGGTAACGAACTGTATGATTTTATCGGTAAGTACTATTTGAAGTCCTCCGCCTCCTCGAGGCATAGGAGCGTTCGTCGTCGATGCGGCAAATTGGAAAAGGCACGTACCCTCTGAAATAAGCGTATTCAGGTTAGTGGTATTAACTTTCTTCGTACTTCCATTCTCCACAGCCGAATCGACATACCCTTTTGTAGCCGGGTTGTATTCCCCGGTCGGCACGTAGACCGTTGTATTCTCTTTCGACAAATAATCGGCTGGATTGAAGTTACCCGAGTCCCAAACCCTCAGCCATGTTTTTGTTTTGCTTCCACGATACATCAAGGATTGCACGTTGGCATAGTCCCGCAACTTGAGTTGCAGAATCGTACCCATAAAATCCTTCCCCTGCCAGATGCTTGAATATTCTACACCCGGAAAATGCGCCTGTATATTCCCAGTAAAATATGAATCCGTAATGTTGTCTATTCCGCCACTGGGAAAGGTCTCCTTTTTGGTTTGAGCAAAAGACGACGGGGTGAGGTTTCCCGAATCCCAAATCTGGCTCCAACTGGACCACGTTGTACCGTTCCGCCCCCGGGTCCACCACTTGTCGCCTGCATAGCAGAACTGTTTGCGGAAATCAGGGTTATTGCCATAAGCGATGGTAAATCCATTGCACCAACTATTGGCAACCGGAGCGTTCGCCGCGTTGTGTGCGCCGACGAAAAAGGCATTGTTCGGGGCATTGTTCAAATCCGAGAGCTGAGCGGCATTGAAATCAAATTTAGAATCAGGATTAAAGTTCTTGGCATCCCAAACCTTATATTCATTAGTCCCGTCATGGCGCATAATATCATTTACAGATATGATAAGAGCGTCATATAAATTAGCACCTAAAACCGTTCTTGGGGATTCTGAATCTCCGAATACAATCCTACCGACAATATTTCTATTTGATTCCTGAATCCTATAAGACTGTGGCAGAATAATATCCCCAGCCATCGTACCACCCGAAAGCGGCAGGTAATTGTCCGGGTTGAAATCATTTGATTTCCAGATTTTAACCCATGAGCTCCAAGATTCCAGATTTTGCCGGAATCGGACAAAAACGGACGGATTGACATTGCCCGCAGAGTACCCCAATGCCAACTGTATCCAATTTCCTGCTCGCCCGGTTCCTTCGACGACAATGACGCTCCCGTAAGAAGTAGGCGTGTTCTGCGTAGTCGCATCGTAGGTGTAAAAACCGTAAGTCGTGGCGTTATTCAAGTCCGAAGCAGCGCCCCGGTTTACGATAGGCTGTTCTGCCAGTTTTGCGGCTGTCACGGCACCGTCGGCGATTTTTGCGGTGGTCACTTTTCCTGCGCCGATAGTTGGATTAGGATAGGTCCCGGTCAAATCGCCGCCAGCAGCGCCGGACGGAGGCAGGGATGAAGGCTTATCCGGCAGGCTGGCGAAGGTCGTACCGTGCGGATTTCCGCTTTTGATCTGCGAATGATCGTAAGCCGCTTTTCCCCGGTCGCCCCGGTAAGCCGTGGCCGAAGTCTCACCCAACGCAAGGGAGGGACTGATCTCTACATATCCGGAACCGCTCCAGCGATAAGTCAAATTGGTATCTGTGGCTACATAGATTTTCCCTGCTTCCCCCGTTGCCGGGAAAGCGGAACGGGAGGCGTATTCCTGCACGTCATCGACATAGGACGGAAGTTGTGAAACTGGTACATGACCCGTATCGTCCAATTCGGCCACACCGCCGGGTTGTCCTTTCTCAGAAAGTACGCGGTCTCCTTGTGCCTTCGCATAATCGCCCTGCTGTTTGGCAAATTCAGCCGCAGTATTTGCCGAATTTGCAGCCTGATCGGCTCTAACTGCCGCTTCATTCGCTGCCGCTGCGGCTTCGCTGGCTTCTTTGGCAGACTCCACGCTGATACCTGTATCCTCGTAAGCCTTGATTTCGTCATTATAAACGAGCCACGTATTATTCGGGCCGATCTTTGGAGACGCTCCGGTTGTAATGACGTTGTAAGGGACATCGATCAGGTTCGCATCGAGCGACAAAGGCAGCTCCGTATACTTAATTTCGCTTCCCTCAACCACTTTCACGATCTTTAGAACGTGCGTAGCCAACATCCGGTTGCTCACCATCTTCACATTGACGAAAAGCCCGTATTCGCCCGTTACTTTCAGTTCGCGGTCGGGAAGAAGACGAGCATACACCGTATTCGTCTCCCGATCGATCGAACTGTCGAGAGCCTGCATGGTTTCACCAGAAGGAAGCTGGAGCCATACGGATAATTCGCGTGCACGCCGAAGATCGGCATCGGTCCCGGAGGGCCTTTTGAGAACGATTCGGACTCCTAAAGAAGTACCCTGTTTTATTTCGATCATATCAGTCGCCTATTACTTTGTACCGGACTCTATTGGCTGTCATTTTGCCGTCCTGCGTATATTCAGGGAATGCCTCGGGACGGCATTGGATATATCCGAGACAATCTTTCATGTAATGATCTGCAATCGAAAACGCATCATTGTAAGCCTGATTACGCTCCTTGAATTCTACACTATGCGAATAATCGTCTGATTTACTGACAAACCCGTACCGGGTCGATATATTCGTCCCGCTTTTTACGATCCGAGCATATGCGTAATAGGCCAGCGCTTTTTTCAGACCCGGGAAATACCGTTGTTCTCCGCAAGAGTCTGAGTACAGCCCGCCATTCAATAGCTCGTCATATTTATCGGGCGAAGTCGCAATGGCGATATACAAAGCATCGCCGAGCGCCGGCCGAACGTCGTTATGCTCGGCCTCCTCAATGAAGCGTCGGGCAATATCCTCGTCAGCAGAACAGGGGCGGGCGAGCTCGTTTATTTCGTCAGGAGTTATCAAAAGGTCCTTCATGCTTGAGGTGCATTTACAGCTTTCACAATCGGTTCGATTTCAATATCCTGATCGTTCAGGATCGGAGCGGTTGCCATATCCCAATGACCGAGGATCGTTTTGTAGGCGCGGGTCAACATCCGCTGTTCCTTGTGTACGCGCTGTGCATACTCCAGCTTCGCATCATAGATCAGAGTACCGGAGAAACCGATTTTCCCCGAGCGGATGCAATAAAACGCCTCCTGACCAAAAGCCGAATAGATACGCTCGATTACGGACGAGTCCGTGACAGTAAACTCCTTGTCGTAATTCTCGCCTTTGAAAGATACGAACTGCGGAATTTCCTCGTCCGCATCCAATTCGACCTCAAGGATTTTCAGCGAATTGCTATCACCTTGCAATTTGGCGAGTTCATCGGAATATCCGCTATCGTCTTTCCCGTCGTCCGGCGGCATCTGTCCGTTTTTATGAACGAGCATCCCGGCCGTAAGAAAGTTATTGCGAACATTGCGGTGTTTGACATTCGACAGTCCTTCGTCCGTGCTCATTTCAGTAAGAACCGCATCGAATTTCGCAGTAGGGTAGTTTCCTGCCCCGCTCGACGATACCCACAAAATCTGCCCCTTGAAAAATTCGATACCTCCGGCCCGAACGATTTGTGCCTGTACAACACGCGGATTAGGATTGAACACGGGTAGCAGATCCACCGTGTCGCGATTCACCTTGACCGGTTTTCCGTTGCGCGTCATCTTGCCCGACCAGTCGGGATGTACGGCAATATGGCTCACCCGGCCTTCTTCGTCCGATTCTTCGAGCCGGCAATTCTCAAACGGTACATGCGACAATTCGACGATTTCGCCCAGCACGTTATAGTTGACATGCAGGGCGAAACCGTTGAACTTTGCCAAATCGGCCGCGCACAAATGATGAATATCGTCGAAACGGTCGCCGCTACGGTTCACCACGAAATCGGCCAGCGTTTGCGATGCGAAGCCATTCCCTTCGATGAAGTCAGCATATCGATTGCAGCAGGTCGTACCGGTTGACGAAGCAGCCACAATGGCCGCCACGTTTTGCGGATATAGGTTATCAGCGTCGTATGCCTGAATGCCTAATGATGACAGGTACTTGACATCGATCCGCCTACTCGGCTTTTTCGTCTCCTTGATATTCATCCCCCGTTCATAAATCGTTCGACTCGTGCTCGGCCTCCGCAGCCTTGATATGCGCATTGATAACCGCGAGAGTTATCGTCTTACCTGCTATCTGCCGCCCTTTGTAATCTTTTTTGATCGCGGTCTTCGATTTCCCGGCCTGAAGGTCGGCGGCGATTTCAGACCGCAAATCCGGATTAATCTCGATCTCCGGATCGGACTTTTTCTCAGGGATCACCTCAAACAGCCCGACAGCTCCCGGCCGCTCCTTGAGAAACGCAGTAGCGACCGCATCGGTCAAGTTGTCGTTCGTGTAGACATCGGACGTACCACCCGGCTGGATTACCACGCCGGCTTTGAGACGGTAGTTGCATATTTTTCTCATTTTCATATTCTTTTTCAGGTAAATTCGCATCTCGATCACCGCATCGGAATACCTATCCTTGCAACGACAGGACCTGAGCGGCCGACGGAACACTTCCAGATAAAGCGATTCGATTTTGCGTTGTTCGGATATGGGGAAAACACCCGGTAAGTGTTTCCCCCATTCCGACACAAGCTCGTATGCCTCCGCGAAAGACATAACAACCTACTCAGTCGCTCCCTTGAGCAGCGTTTCGATCAGCGTTTTGGTCGCCGCATATGTCTCAGCGAACAGGTAGAGGGCCGATTTAGGCGACCCTGCCTCCTGAAGTGTGAATGACCATCCGCCGTTCGTATCGTCGCTGTACTTGTCGAGCGTGGCAGCATT